ACTCGTATTGAAACTGGTGAAGTAGGTGTTCGTCGTGCTATCGACAAGACCATTGAAACCACAGAGTTGATGCCAGGATCAATCAACCAGACACTGTTTGGCGATGTTATGACCTTCCCTACCAAGGACGTCTCTGTTGATGTTGTTGATCTGACTCCGTTGGCTTCGGATAACTCGACAGTCGCAGACTTTGATATGGCTGTGATCTACTCGATTAATCCTGGTTCTGTTGCAGAACTTTACATTGAGAAGAACCGTGGCTTTCATGCTGAGACTGAAGAAGGTGACACACTGTTGATGTACAACTACATTCGTCAGCTTGGTCGTAATGCTGCTTACAAAGTTGCTCGTAAGTACGAGTCCTTGAAGATGGCTGACAATCGTGCAGAGATCGAACAGCTTGTTCGTCAAGAAATCGTTGCGCAACTTGCTTCAGAGAAGCTTGACGGTTCGATCGTAGTCTCGCAGGTTCTTGTTCGTCAGATCAAGCCTGCTGCCAACATCGTAGCATCGGCTAACCAACTGGTTCAGGCACAGAACGCCGAGAAGCAAAAGCTGGTAGAGGTTCGTACTGCTAAGTTGGAAGCTGAGCGTATTGCCGCTCTGAACGCCAACAAGGGTGCTACCGAGTACATGGCTGCTATGGCTCTACAAGACATCGCTGAAGGCGTGAAGAACGGCAAGGTGAATACGGTTGTGGTACCTTATGACTTTAAGGGTATCATCAACGTAAGATAATTGTTGACATTAATTGAGTGGTAGTGTATAACAAAATCTGGAGGTTACTTATGACAATGCATCTTCTAGGTCCTGCTTACACTACCACTCATACTGGTAAGCGTAAGTCTAAAATGTCTGCGTCCAAGCATACCAAGATTGGTTTGGCTTGGCTCGAAGACTGTAAGTTTTGTAAGCGTATTGGTGTCAAGCCAAAAACGTTCGAAGAATACAAACAGTACCGTGCAGGCAATTATAAGCCTAAACTTCGCGGTACTCCGATGCCTGATTACAACGTATCAGATCACCGCAAAAAGTATCCTTCTCAAAACGAGATTGGTGTACACTACGGAAAGAACTCGGCTTTCGAGCGCGAAAAGCTCGAGGTAAGTAGTAAGTTTATCGTCGGCCAAGCCTATAACAAAGGCGGACTTGTTGTCCTTTCCAAGTCTGACGCGGCCGACCCGGCAACAGGTAAGAGACGCAGTTGAGTTTCATACTCCTGTTCTTGCTGTTGCCGTTCTTGGCGATCTTGGGTCTCTTCTTTTGGGTAGGGCTCAAGGTCGCCAAGGTTGCTTTTAGCTTTGTTTTATATGGATTCATATTTTTTTGTTTAATTTCTCTATTTTTCAGTTGACATTTTTATCAAATGGTGGTAGACTAAATTATGATTGAAACATTAAATCTTTATGGCGTAAGCCCGTTCAAGGTACCATTGAAAATGACCGGCATCAATTTTGATGACCATCATCTTGTTGGGTTCTCTTGGCCATACACCAATTCGCAAGGTAAGACCTACCATACTACAATGACAGAGCGTGGCTGGGTTTGCAATTGCACGGGTTTTAATTTCCATGGCAAGTGTAAGCACATTCGCCAGGTGCACGAAAGGTTAGTAGCATGATTATTCAAAACGCAGCAAGTTGTAATGGATGTGGAGACTTCATTGTCTCTAAGCATCGTCATGATTTTGTGACTTGTACATGTGGTGCCATCTCTGTTGATGGTGGCCAGGAATACCTTCGTCGCGTTGGTACAATGACACCTGGTTCGTACAACGACCACTCATGGGAACTTCCTGATGAACTGTATAGAGCTTGTGCCGAAGCAGTTGAGGAAGCAATGAATACCAATCGTAATAAGTTTGGTATTGCTAACGCTGTAATGCGTAAACTACGTGAAGCACACCGTGTTGTTGCTGATCACGAACCACGTATCTTTGCTGAGAACAAGAACCTTGATGAGATCATGGTTGAAGAAGCTGATGGAATTGTTAATCGTTATAGAAAGGTGAATATTGATGAGTAAGATTACTGTAGAACTTGATTGGGAAACTATTGACAACATTATTGTTGAGCAACTCTTTGAGTCGCGTTCAGCTTTGTTGAAAGACTATGAGCGCGGTAATGCAAAGGTGTTTTCACTAGATCCTAAAGAGGATCGCAAGCAGATTCGCAAGATGATTAAGTCTTTTGAGCGTGTTATCAGCTGGTATACTGTTCCTGGCAGCGTTGAGTTTGATGAGTTAGACAAGTAAAAGGAATAGACCTTGAATCCGAATCCTAATTGTGAAGGCGAGTGTCGCTTTCAATTTGGTATGGGTATGACTACGTGTATGTACTATCCGCCGGTTTATGACAAGCATGGCAATAACACAAATCCTGATGGTAATATAACTTCTGGATTGGTGTCGTGCAATGTTTGTGATAAACAATGGGGCTATTCAACACAGTATGGTGAAACCACATTTAATGAGGTAAATAATGCCTAAGTATCTTGTAGAGACAATCGACATGTTTCGCATGCGATATGTCATTGAATGTGAAAGCGCAGATGATGCCAAAGATACTGTGACTTTCAAAGAGGCTGAAGAGTTTAGTCAGTTACATCTTGACGAGACAATCACTTCTACTCGTGTTATCGATGATGCAGAGTATCTTCGCTTGTTTGACGAGGACAATGACTATCTTAAAGCTTGGCCAGAAGAACAGAAATTTAAATACGTGCATAAGGTAGAAGACAATGGAACAGAATGAAGTTTATACAATTAAGCTTATCTCGGGTGAGGAAATCATTGCACGAGTGAAGCAAGAAGGTGGAGTGACTGAGCTTATTAAGCCACGGTCAATTGCCATGACTGGTAATGGTGGATTCGGTATGATGCCATGGTTGGTATCTGCACCTGATAGTAACGTATTGATCTCTGATACGACTATTGTTGGCGCCGTGAAAACTGGCCAGATGGTAGCAAATCAGTATATTAAGCAAACCACAGGAATTCAGATATAAAACGGTGTACAATATTTCGTGTTTGATGTATTAAGGTATTATTATGAATTTATTTGTTCTTGATAGTGATCCAGTTGTAGCCGCTCAATTGCAGTGCGATAAGCACGTTGTCAAGATGATTGTCGAGTCAGCTCAAATGCTTTCGACAGTTCATCGTATGCTTGACGGCGTACAGACTCGTGTGCCATCAAAGTCTGGCAAGACTATGTCAAAGGCATGGACTCTTCCTGACAGTCGTGAGGATGTTCTCTATCGTGCAGTTCATATGCATCACCCTTGTACCATCTGGACGGCCGAGAGCAACAACAACTACAACTGGCATTATGTCCATTTTGTAGCTCTCTGTGACGAGTATACGTATCGTTATGGTAAGGTTCATGCCACCGATACGTTGCTACGTGAGGTACTTAAGCAATTGCCTCGTAACATTCCCGTTGGTTACAAGACTCCTCAGCCACTAGCCATGAAGGCTAATCCTGAGTGTATTAACTACAATGACATCGTAGGATCTTATCGTAAGTTCTATCAGACCAAACAGGATCGATTCAAGATGGCATGGACTAAGCGTCCAACACCAGAATGGTTTATTGCCGCTTAATAGTATAAATAAGATTAATATGGCCAGCCCCTCTGTTGCGTTGCACAAGGGCTGGCCTTTTTTTATATGATAAATAGACTGAGGAGTTTTTTATGAGTGCAGCATCTGACAAGTACGAAAAAGACGTAGCCGACAACATCAATAGTATTCCTGGTGTTACAGCTACGCGTCCTCCTGGTGCTACTGACTTATCTGATGTTAAAATCACTTCCTATAATAATAGACGTATTGATAAAGTTTGGGTAGAAGTCAAGATGTCGCACACCGACAATCTATCTAATCCTCGTGTATTTTATAGTGATGGTAAGTGGCAAACAACATATAAAACTCCAGCTGCAGCCGAAGCAGTTAAGATTTTGAACTCATCAGCTAAAGCAAAGCAGTTCATTAAAGACATTTCTAAATACTCTGGCATTCCTGAGAAAGTGATTAAGATTCCTACCAGCAAAGGTGGACTAAATGAACCGGGTGCTGTTCCATTACACGTTATGAAATCTTATTTCTCTCAGTCAAATGTTAATCGTTATATTGCTAATGAACCTGGTATGAATCTAGGTGCACTTGTAACTCGCCACTATTTAGAAGGCAAGAGAGAACCAGCATACTATATGCAAGCTGGAGACGACTTTTACATGATTGGTAAAGGTAATCCGCTTGGGCTTAACACCGCCATTCCAGTTTTATCTGGAGAAGGTGACTTTAAAGTTCGTGTATCGACTCGCTCGCAATTTTATGAAGTTCAGGCCGAGATTAAAATCACCAAAATGCCTGATAGCAAATATTCGGTCAAGCCAGGAACTGCGAAAAAAAATCCATTTTTACGCTAAAATAAGTTGACATTTTTTTCAAAACAAGATATAAAGATAATATGAAAAAGATAAACAGATTTAGAAATTTTGTAGGTTCCGGAACTCTCACGATCTTTGATATCGATGAGACGCTCTTTCATACCAAAGCCAAAGTTGCTGTAGTAAAGGATGGCAAGGTTGTTCGGATGTTGGACAACCAGGAATTCAATACCTACAAACGTAAGGCTGGTGAAGAATACGACTTCAGAGAGTTTGCATCTGCTGAAGTGTTTCGTAAGACCTCTACACCAATTGTAAGAATGATCGAAAAGGCAAAGGCTATTGTCAAAGCCAAAAAGAACGTTCATAGCCGAGCAATTATTGTAACTGCTCGAGCTGACTTTGACGATAAGGAAATGTTCCTTCAGACTTTCCGCGATCATGGTCTTCCAATCGACTCAATGCACGTTGAGCGTTCAGGTAATCTAGGAATGGATTCACCTGCTGAAGCAAAGAAAGTTGTGTTTCGCAAATACCTAAATACTCAAAACTACACTAAAACTCGTTTATACGACGATGCGATGAGTAACCTGAAGGCATTCCTTGAACTCCAAAAGGAATACCCTAATGTTAAGTTCGAAGCTTATTTCGTGAAACCAGATGGATCGATAAAGACAATCAAATGACAGCATTTAAAAATTTCCTCACAGAAGAAGCCAGCGAAGAAAAGCTGAAGCACCTCGAACACGCAGAAGATCATGTGATTAATGCTGGTGGCGAGGGTTTCTCGCATGCTTATCACAATCTCAAAGATGTGCATGACAGACTAACTGGTAAAGATAATGCCACTAAGGTAACCATGAAGTATGATGGTTCGCCTTCTGTTGTGTTTGGTCGCCATCCAGAAACTGGTAAGTTCTTTGTGGCTTCCAAGTCTGCATTCAATAAGAATCCAAAGATCAACTATACGCACGAAGATATTCAGCGTAATCATGGTCATGCTCCTGGTCTTGTTGAAAAGCTCAAAGCAGCTCTTGATCACTTTCCGAAGGTAACTCCAAAGAAGGGTGTCTTCCAAGGTGATATCATGCACACACCAAATGATGTGCACGAGTCTGGTA